GTAAATAATCTAATCCGAAATTTCTTATTGTGTTAGCAATACTAAGTCCACTAGAACTGAGGTGTGTTGTTTCGAAATCACTTCTACTACTGGACATACCTGGTACGACATTAAAGTTTCCTTGCCTTTGAAGAGCATCGCTACCAGTGGCACTAAAACCCATAGAGTCTACATGACCCAAACGCTGTAAGGAATCAGAACCAGTTACTTGTTGTAATACTGGTTCATTCAACGTTGCTGATTTTTGTTCAAACGAACTAGTTACTTTCTGTTCAAAATCTGTGCTTAATATTGCAGACTTTTGTTCGAACGAACTAGTAACAGCTTGTCTAGTGTCAGAAATAGTTCCATCTGCAAATGTTCTAGAACCAGTAGTACTACCGATTCCATATTCCCCATTGACTGTCAAATCATCACGTGCTGTGAATTTTCTAGGTTCGGCTACAGGTATTGGTATAAGAGATGAAACTTTTGGTCTCTCTAACATAGGTGATTCTACTAATATTCCAATAGTTTTCCTTGCCCTTCCAGGTGCAAATCTTCTTATGTGATCAAACAAACTTAGATCGTAATATTTTATTAGTTTTAAATAATCCCAGAATCCCTGTCTTGTTGTCCATTTTTTCCAATATGTATCACTTATTTCATCTAAGCCACCATCTATGTATCTATCGTTATCGTTGTCCCTTGGATCTCCCAAATATTCGTTAAAATCTAGGTCTGCTAAGGACAATATAATATCTTCATTAATAACATCAGTTGGTGCAAAGTAAACTCCAAGCTTATTTGAATCTAAACCAGATTTATCAAACATACTTAATTCTACTCGTTCGGATCTGTTTAAAACTGCTGGTATTCCATCTGGAGTTTTTAACTGTGATGATTCTACCCTAACTTTATTACTTGCCTTTGTAAATCCTATTTTAGGTACAAAAGATTTTTGTCTATCAAATACATCGCTAAAGTTAACCTTATCTGGAAAATTAGAAGCTGTAACATATATTTGGTCATCTGTAAACGTATAGTCCTTTATTACAAGAGGAGTAGAGTTTAAATTCACATTATCGTCAAATGATAACCTCATAGATAAATCGTAATACGAAGAACTAGCATGATTTCCGTTTATGGCTTTTGGCGAAGCTACATGATTATAAAATGCTGATGTAGTTAATGGACTGTTCCAGTATCTAAATTCCATCATAGAACCAGTAAATCTATTTGCGTATCCAAAATTACTGCTACCACCAACAAACCATCTGCGTGTTGTACCAGCAGATGACGTAGCATACCAATTTACCTTTAGACTACTAGAAACTGTCATACTAGAAGATTCTTTTGTAATTACTTTGTCTATTCCGCTATCAAAATATCCAACGTACATGTCAAAACTTTGAGTGGCAGCTTCGTTAGATGATAGTGTTTGATCTGAAAAACTAGAAGAAATACTAGCTTGTCTTCTTCTAACCATTACTGACCAAAATTCGTTGTTGTAAAAGTCTTGATTGTCAATACTCATACTTAAAGAACTACTTCCAGATAAAAAGAAGGTTAAATTACCCTTAGAACCAGAAGGTGTTAACTTTATTCCAGCAGCAACTTCAGTGCCAGCAGCATCTGATTTTCCAATCAACTGTTGTTCTGTCAAACTAGGAGTTTTAAATCTAAATTCTATAGTATCAGGTGCCCTAGTAGATGTATCTGAATTATACCATGGAACCTCTACTTGACTAGATCCATTGAAGTCTAGAGCCTTTGTAAACTTTTGTTTTATTTCAAAATCTGGGGCTCCATCTATTCTTGGACCACCATACTCTTGTATTCTCAATATGGATCCAGGTATACCGTAGGCTGCAATCAGTCCCTTCAAACTCTGTTTTGTACCTTTCGTCTTTAACAAGTACGGCATAGATGCCAATAGTCGGTTCCATATTTCTCTAGTAACATCTTTTTGTGATCTCTTTGTGTATCTAACACTGAATATTCCTGTTCCAGATCCTGATTCTTGTAAACCTAATTCATATTGTGGAAGTCTAACTAAGTCGTTTCCTTCTTTCAAATCAAACCCAAATGATTTTGCAACTGGTTCAGTGAGAGCTGCAGCTATACCTTTAGTTATATCTTCTGACCTATCGTGAACATCGGTCAACGCTCTTACATGTGTCCAAATAGTGTCATAGTGATGACCAATCATGTCTACAAAATCTATAAATTGATGATTCATCTGATCATATTTTACATGCTCTGGTATCAAGTTAACCAATCTGTTGCTATTTTGCTGATCATATATAGAAGCACTGTCAATTGCTCCATTATACCAACTAGTAAACTGTGAACTGGATACTGAATATAAAACATAAGGATCTGTTAACGTTCCGTCTCCAGATATTTTTGGTGCAGTGTTATCGTAAAATTCACCTAAAGAACTAGTAACATAGGCTTCATCTTCAAAATACATGTAGTTTTCGAAATCATCAAAGTTATTAATAATTTCATCTCTAGAAATTTCCCATACTTTAACTTGATCTGCAGACGAACTTATTTGCGAACCAGAAGCATTTCCTAAATATCCCTCTGTATCCAATGTTCCCACAAGAGATGCACTTCTATTTGAATATATCTCAATCGATTCTAATTTAGTTTTAAAGTTTTCTATACGTTTCTTAACTGATCCAAAATGAGAGAAGTTTTCAAATTGCCTGTAATCGATGTTTATCTTAGTGGTTTCTAAGCTTCCACTTAACAGTCTATTTTCTAATTGTTTACGAACGCCAGACTCAATACCAACCAGATCCGTGTGGCTTCTATATGGAGTGTCTCTCTTAGAAACGAGAGGTTCAATATTATCGAAATCTGGTTGTCTTAGTACTGTTTCTGGAATTACTTCATCTTCAAACGGTATTAGTTCTACTGTTTCAGATAAAGATGGGGTAACTTCTTGAGCAATAAAAACTTGATCTAAAGCTTCTATACTTTCATCTAAAGGTTCTAAAAATTTATAGGCAATTCCACCCGGATATTCAGATGTATTGACAGGTTTAAAGTTTATAATTAAATTTTTTGTGGTTGCATCCTTAATCATGTACGTATACAGATTATCCTTATCCTTTAATCTGTGTCTAATAAAGTAATCGTCAAACTGTATATTACTTGCATCGATTGATTCTTCTTCATTAAACATTGCACCTATTTCTTCACCGTATTGTTGATATGATTTCTCAACAAGTATTCTATTATTTTCTGGTTCAACACCTATGATGTTAGAAACATATTTTGCATAAACTGGTTCAATTCTTGCTTGTTCTTCTATGTAATCAACCTTAAATCCAGATTTAAAATCTGAATATTTAGAAACCGCAAAGTTACTAGGAACAGCGTCCTGTTGTTCAGCTAGTGTGTCGTAGTTAGCCTCTACGCGCACGTTATTTTCATCTATAACTTCTACTATCTGAGCAGTTAGCGGAGCAAGTATTGTGTACGGAGAAATTTGGACTCTTGTATCCGAAGCCCTTTTAACTGAAATTTCAACATCATCTATGTAAACAATACCATGGTTACCCAAATGTCCATCGAACTTTATAAATCCTGGGTAATCTACTAAAACTTGATCTGATACTGGAAACTCTACTACGTATTCTTCCCATTCATCGTAAACTTCTGGCACTACTAATTGTGATAGATATGATCCATACATATAGCCATTTGCTTCTCGCCTTTCGTCTGTAAAATATGGATCCCCTGGAAACTGTGTTGCAAGCGTAAATGGATCAACAGCTGATACATGTGAGGTCTTTCTTTTTATAATAAACGCACCACTTTCATCTACCCAATCAGTATCTCCAGTATAATCCCAACGACTTTCAGAAAAGTTCCAAGTAAATAGTCCGCTATCATCTACAATAGGATTGCTGGCAAAATCTGGTGCACCTATAGCCGAAGCTACTACTGGTTCTACGTTTTCAAAGTTGATAGAGCCTACATCTTTTACGTAATCTTCCATCTCCAACATCTCTGAATTAGAAGCGTCATCGGCTTGAGCCTCATAAAAACTTTGTATTCCTTCCAAATCCAGTAGCGCATCGTAAGGACTACTAGCCAATGCATTTCCATTTGATTTAGCTTGAGCGTAACGCCAACTATATTTCCAACCACCTTCATTTTCAGCTTGTTCAGTACTTATTCCGAAAAGATTAGATACGTCTAAATTGTTATTGGCCAATGCATTAATCTTGTCTTGATCCTGGTTTCCGTCTCCAAAAATTAGACCTGTTCTTTGACCCTGTAATGGCTCTCCACTATTCATTATGGTTTGTATTACATTGTTGGACCCATTTACAAATTCTTCAAGCTGTGTACTACCAAACTTAACAATTGCAGGAACTGCAGTTAATCTAAAGTTTCGTCTTTGTGATGCTCGATGATGATCACGATACGGGTCAAGGTTATCTAAGTTGCCAGTAAATGTACCGTCTGGATATGGATTAACACCGACACCACCTGATTGTTTTAAAACGCCGTTAAAATATGGTATCGTAATTGGAGTAAGTCCAATATAAATAGTTCCGGTTCTTTGACCAACCATAAAACCGCTTAGAGCGTCGTACGCTTCTTGATAATCCCCAGTGTAATAAGTATTATATGGTTGACCTGGACCCCATTCATCTCTGAGCTGCTGTAAGGCATACCTAGAAAGACCATTTTGAACTCTATTTTGTAAGATATTGAAATCATTTGACAATGTAATCGGGTCTCCTTCTCCAGTATCTCCCGGATCATTTGGAACTGGAACAAAATTACCATGGTAAAATATCCAATTTGTACCACTCAGTCCTAAACCTTCTTGTACATCTTCGGGCCACTTATTAAATTTTGACACTATCGCAGGTACAAAATTAAAGAGATCTAAGTCGAACCAGTCTGGCCACGTATTGTTACTTGCATCGTTCATCCAAGAGCTCATTTGTGGATAAAGTAAATCTAATATATCTAAAAATAGATTAATCCTGTTTATGTCATTAACGGATCCTATTGGAAATCCATCAGATGATTCTGAACCTGCAAACTGGTTTGGATTATTGTAGACACCTTTGATGATTGGAAACAGCATTTGTTTTGCAATAACATCGACCGATGGAATAGAAATATTATCGTATAATCCTGCTGCGTCTGCTGGATTGTATTGTGGCTCTAATATTCTACTACCAACAGCTCTGTAAAACGAGGCTCTAATCCCTTTTCGTCTTCCCAGTTCAAAATCTGTCGGTTGAGATTTCATTTTAAATCTAACGCGTACAGTATCTCCATTTTGAATATTATGTGTAGCTAAACTTTTTCTTAATATGAATCTAGTAGATAGCTCTCTATGTGCAAATGTAGGATGATCTATTCCCTTTCCACTCTCTCTTCTTGGGTCTGGTCTATTTCTATGTTCAAAGAAGTTTATCTCTGGGTCTGTACTATTTATAACCGCATTTGCAGCTTCTTTCATTGGTTCCAAAATAAACTCTTGATGATTTATGTCTGGAAAAACTAGAGCAGGATCTTCGTTTACTCCTGCATCTTTTTGCCAGTGAACATGATAACCAATGTGACCAGTACCAGCGTGTCTAGAGGAATTATCCCGGGATCTTCTAAAAGATGTCCAATCGAAATCGATGTGTCTTCCTATATATGCATTTGTAAAATCGCGATCAAACATTTTAACACCTTCTTCATCCTGCATTTCGATCGCTTTATGGTGTAAATTTAAATCCCAACCAGTCTCTATAAAATCTTCGTCTGGTTTATTAAACAGTCCTCGTGATCCAGACTCTTCACCAGTTGGAGAATAATCCCATCTAGAAATTGTTTCCTCTACTACATCCGTTGTTTCTAAAACTTGTGTAAAATCGTTAGTGGCTATACCGTTTGCTATTGTAATAGTTCCACCAACCATTTTGTTCGTAAATGTACCCTCATTTTCAGGAAATTCATTTACGGTTATTATGTCATCGTTAAATTTTATTATGCCGTTAATTGGTGTTTCTATAACTCCATCGTTACCATTTGTGTCATTTCTATGATATTCGGTAGCAACTGCTCCTCTTTGTAACTGAGCACCTGACATTTCAATTGGTATTTCTTCTAACTGATTTATTACTTGTGTTACATTGTCACCGCTACCCACAAAAATTGGTAAATCACGAACTGCATTTCTAGGATCTATGTTTATTCTTAATAGTAATCCACGATTGTCAAAAAAGTCTGGGGTAAATGTTACTGAAAATCTTTCCCATTCCCCTGTACATGTAAAATTCTGTCTGGTATCCCATCCAGTTCCCCACGCTCCAGTCTTTATCAAACAGCTTACGACTGTTCCTTCCTCAGCCTTCATATAAAAACTAAACGTATGTGTTTGTCCTGTTAGGTCTAAACCTATTCTTACAAAATCCCCTTTAAATAGCCATGGTGTAGTTTCAATACCTGATGCACCAAATATTATTGACTGATCAGAAACCCCGTTTGTACTTTGATACCTTTCGTTATATGCTTCGTTTGCTAAATCTCTGTTTGGTGTTCCTGTGGCTGCAAATAAATCGTTATATCTTAAACGTATGCCAATTTGACCAATAGGACTAGAGATTAACGATTGTTCTGCTCTAAATAGTGGATATGGGTTTGATCCATCCACATAACTTACTAAATCAAATGGAGACGGCCATGGTTGCATAGGTCTAAAATTAGCACCAGTTTCGAAACCTTTATCGGCCAACAAATTAGGAACTAACTGCTCAACTTCAGAATCTGGTTCTACTTCAAATGTTTCCCTTATTTCTGGAACTTCTCTATTTCCCAAAAAGTAAGCATTGTTAACCCTAATTGCTCCATTTATAAATTCTCTTTTTACAGTGTTACCGTTTAACAGAGACAATGTTAGATAATTTGAAGTTAAATCTTGCGCAAACTGGATAGATTCACCAACATCTGGAAAAACATTAAGACAGGTATATGCAGCTAATCTAAAATCTTCTAAGTATTTTTCATCATCTATAAAAGCTGGTATAACAACGGCTTCAGTTCTGTCAGAAGATATTTCTTTCAGTATGTACTTATTTTCCTTTACGTATAACCTATCTTCTTCTAACGTTGATGACTGAGGATCATCTATGGACGCAAAGAAATATCCATCATCCGATTCCTCAAACGGTCCTCTATATAATTTATCGTTTCCGTTAACTAATACTGGAAATGGTCCTCCTGCTTGAACCCTCATAAAATCCATTTCCAGAGTAAATCTTCCCTTTCTAAAACCTAAATCCCTAAGAACAGTTCCTGGTTCTATATTAACTGATGGAGCTTCACCAAATGGAGATTCAACCATTATATCAGATGAAGTCTTGTATACAGTAGTTATCAGCCCACCTTGGTTACCGTAAATATTAATTCTAACAATGTCTTTTTGATCGGAGCCAAAAGAATGTTCTGGCCAATCTGGAGAACCGTATGGTAAATCTACCAATTGACTATAATATTCTGTATCCCTAAATGTAATATAATCGTTTGACTCTGGTCTTACGACTAGATCAAACACCTTTTTAGGAATGTTAATTTGTCTTTTGGATTTTTGATGTGGCATTTAAAACTCCTTAAATGCTCTGTCTAGTATGTCCTTTGTATCCTTATTTGTTCTATATCTTCTTTGATATATTTCAACATGGATCGTATCATCAGAATTAAGTGTAGATCCAACATTATCGGGATCTTCATAAGAAAGTATAACATCGTTATCGTTTCTTAATGTTCCGTCATGACTTGGATTATTACTAATCGTTTTATTGTATGACTCCATATATTTTACTTTGTCCCTATCCTTTAACGAAGTGTAAAAATCACTAGACTGTAATTCTTGTTCTGTGTATGGCATTATCTAGACACCTTAAATATTAAATCTTCATCGTAAAAATTTGTATACGCACTAATTCCAGATCCACTAACTATTTTGAATTTAAGTTTATAGTATCTCTCTGCTTCTAATTCACCAGTTCTTAACTTAAAAAAGTTTCCACTGGAATCACAACTTAATTTAGATCCCGATCCAAAGGGAATAATAACTGTATCTGTTTTTGTATCTACTACCGAATAGAACGATGATCCACTTGGTAGATACTTCACATCTAAATATGAAGAAGTAGTAGAAAACGTTTTAGCTGGGTATTTTTCTCTACCCTTAACTATGATTTTAGCAATTGAACCCTTCTTATAATCGTTATTCATATTTTCAACATACATCTTAAGCTGATTTAAATTATCAGATGTTAGTGGTGATAGAGACCCAGTTTGCCATGTAGAATCGTCCCACTCTACTTCTAACTTTGGTTGAAATACTGTATGTGTATCAGAAGAGAAAAATTTAAATAATCCAGATGCGCTAGTACTAGTCTCTTCTACTGCCTTTCTACGAATTATAAATCCCTCATTTGCAATACTTCCACTCATCCAAGATCTAACAATCGGCGTAACATCCATTCTCATATCCACCGCTAGATTCTTATTGAACGATTGAGATGCTACGTAGTTTGAACCGGTAAAGTAAGTACCTCCCCAATTATCTTGATTGGAAGACCATTCAGATCCAGTTCCACTAGTTCTATATCTCCACCTAACTCCAGTTTCTGTTTGTGGATCGTCTGTAAACTTACCATCGCCTTCGTCCCAACTTTGAGAAACTGCATTGGCATATAGAGTAATATCTCTATCTAATCCAACAGAAGCTGCCTCATACAAATTTAAGTAATATTTTGCATTTAGAGATATTTCTCCAGATGCAACTGACTCCGATATTGCTGTAATCGGAAAGTAAACTAAAGATCTAAGTATTCTACTAAAATTTGTACTGTCTACTTGGAATTCTTTTCCAACCTCCAATATCTCATCTAGTCCACTATTTTTTAAACTAGCTGTGCTATTGGCTACAAATCCTCTTTCTATACTTGCATCTTTTTCACCGAAAACAAAATAATGAGCCATTAGTAATCTCCTAGAACTCTACCAGTAATATCTGTATCTGGAAACTTTACCTCAAAAACGGAAGGATCCAATGAAGGATATAGAGTTCCGTCTGAAATTGCATCGTTAATATCGTAAATGTTTCCAGAATACCCATCGCCTGATTTAAACTTGTTTTCTATGACAACAATGTGACCGTCAGGATTGTTTTCTTTTGGTGGTACTATATTGTTGACACCTTCAACTAAGGAAAGTTCATACGCGACATCTGTTAATATTATTGGTTGATTAATTTGCCATTTATCTACATCAAAATATTCTTTTAATTTTTGAATACAATTCAAAATTACCTTTTCTTTGTTGTATCCCTTTTTTGTCAATATACTAAATCGTACTCCAATGTTTATTATAAATGCATCCTTTATGTTTACTGCGTCTGTTAATATTCTATATGGTCCCAAATAAGTTTTTATGTTTCGTTTTGTTGCTTCATTTACAGTTGCTAACTTTTTTGATCCATCATAACCCAATACATACATGTTTAACGCGTTTGGATTTGGAACTCGTACTTGCAATTTAGATAATTGTATTTCTCCATCATTTGCATCTAACACATCTTGATTGATAACCTGATCTTGTAATACACCTTCTCCAGCATTTAACTGATCGTCTTGTGTAATGTAAATTTTAGATATGTTTCCATATTTAGAGGGCATGTTGTAAACTCTAGTAATATAATCTTGTTTAGAAACCGATCTCATTTGTGCATGAAAATACTGTCTAGCGTTTTCCTTTATTTCGTTTAACGTTTCTGCTCCTCTTCCACCTGTAGCTGCAACTTCATTATTAACTGCTATAGATCCTCTACTTTCATTAACTAAACCAGCGTTCAATCCAAGTGTATTTAAAACTAGAGTTAATCCATTTGCGGATGTGATAGAATTGCTAGGAACATTATCATTTATTCCACCACCGTAAGAGTATTCAAACGTTAGAGTAGTATTAGCAGGAGCCTTTCCATAAACTGCAGTATCTAAAAAGTTTGCAGGATCTAATGCACTATTTGTGTTTAAAAAATTTGTGTTAGTAAACGTATTACCCACTGTAGACGGATTTGGAACTATTTCTTCATCTGCTTGGGTTGATGTTCCAGATCCAAACTGTATCATAGTTTTATTATCGTCTCTGAGTCTGGTTTTAAATCTTTGTTGAGATCTAACCATTTTTAAAATGTAAGGGACAGTATCGTTATACTGTGATAGTTGAGAATCAAAGTCTGCTGTATTTGCTACATCATCAAAAACCAAATCTTGTGCTAAAGATTCAACTTCATACCACTTATTTTGGTCAGAATCGGTACAGGATATAACTTCTAAAACATTGTCTTTTTCTAAGACAACCTGATCATAAGCTTTTGCAGTGGTAAACGTAAACCTTTCTTCGGCAATATCTCCACTAACTGCTCTAACACATTTTTTCAATAAAAATTTTGTAGGTAAATTATCCGAATCTACTTCATATATGCTAACAGTGGTTGGATCCAACGAACTAGAAACTTTAAAGTCTAAATTATCAGTGGTTCTAAATGATACACCGAACTCATCCGATTTTGCCCTAGAACCAGCAGATATTTCATATGCATATCTATAATCTGGTTTTATATCGTTTCCAGTTCCGGTTGCAGGAACAGTTTGAAAAAAATCTAATTTTACTGTAGATGGTGTAGTAACTGTTGGCTTATATCCATAAGATTGTGCTATATCATATATTGTTTTTCTTTCTTCGGCATAAACAAGTAACGATTCCCTAAACTGTTCATCTATATGAAATGCTAAGACATCACCAACATATGATGCCATTTCTATGAACATCATACCAGGAGAAGTTTCGTTAAAGTCAGCATAACTTTGAGGAAAATATGTTTTAGCATACTCCACTAAAGTGGACTTAAACGCATTAAAATCTTTGTTTAGATATTCTACCTGTTTAGGTTTGATTTTTGTACTTGCCATTATTAAACTCCAACTCTATTAAGAGATAGTGATATAGATTCTGTAGCGTTAGGATCTGTTACAATAGAAAACGTTACTGATATGTTTACTGTATTGTTTTCTACATCCACAATTACACCCTTTAAACTTACGTGTGGTAACCATTTTCCAACAGCTTCTCTAATAGATGCATCGATATCACCTGATAAATCTTCGGTTGCGGGTTCGAACAATATGTTAAAGATGTCACAACCCAAATCTGGTTGAAATGGTCTTTCTCCCTTTACAGTCAAAAGGAGATTTTTCATGTTTGATTTGGTTTGCTCCAACAACGTAGAAGAAGATTTAAAATATCCATCTTTCCCCCTAGTTAATGGAAAGACTAAACCAATTTTGGAATCTTCGTCTCTATCTCTTTCCCTTACTGATGCTGTTCTTGTGTTTTCAAGTGCCATTATTTTATTTTACCTTTACCAGTAGTTTTTAGGATGTCCTTAGCTCTAGAATCTGTCATCTTTTTAAACGGACGCATGAGCTCAGACGCTCTTCCCCTTGTAGTTAAATATCGAACACCGGATATATTTGTGACAACTCCAATCTCTAATTTTGTCTTCAATGCCTGAATCGCTGCTAACTGAACTGGTCCTGGTGGAGTTAGAATTAAAGCTAGCATATCGTCAACCAAAAACTTAAAAGAGTTTGCCTCCAACGGAACTTCTGGTGGAATCTGTATACCATTTGGACCAACGGGAAATGCAGGAGCAACTTCTGCTTTATTAACATAATCATGTATAGCAAAGGCTTCTTCTCTAGCCTTTTCTACATTTTGCTTATACTCTTGTATCTTAGCTTTACTTTTTAGAAATTTATTTTTATTTGTTTCTTTATGCTTAAGATTGGCAAGATTTTTTATTAATCTATTTAGTTCTAGTGCCATGTTTTTTATTTATTGCTTGAACAACCTTTGCGTCATGACCACTGAATGCTTTCTTTAAAAAATCTGGCATTCCAGCGGTGTTAACTGGTTGTTGAGGTTGCATTTGTGCTTGT